GAGCTGGCTCGAGAGAAGGGTCCGTTCAAGCTCTACGACGCGGAGCAGTTCTGCGACGGTGCGTTCTTCAAGACGCTCCACACGGACGTCCAGAACAAGATCCACAAGTACGGCCTGCGGAACTCGCACCTTACGTCGATCGCTCCGTGCGGAACGATCTCGATGGCGGCCGACAACGTCAGCTCGGGAATCGAGCCGGTGTTCTCGTTCGAGTCGCTGCGCAAGGTTTACATGGCCGACGGCGAGCAGGAAGTCACTCTGCGCGACTACGGCGTGGAGCACCTGGGTGTTCGCGGGAAGCCTGCCTCCGAGGTCACCGTCGAAGAACACCTGCGCGTGCTCACGACCGCAGCTGGGCTCGTGGACTCCGCCGTGAGCAAGACGCTGAACGTCCCCCACACGACGCCGTGGGAGGACTTCAAGCAGATCTACATCACGGCGTGGGAGCAGGGAGCCAAGGGCTGCACGACGTTCACCGCCGGCGGCCGACGCGAGGGCATCATGAAGGCGGTCCCGGAAGGCGGGGCCTGCACGATCGACGAGAACGGAATCCGGAGCTGCGAGTGATGGTGATGCACGGTGCCGAGAAGATGCGTCCTCCGGGACGGCTGAAGCGCAACCCCGAACGGGCGGACTGGTGGGCGCAGGTGGACGCCCACGCAGCTGACGCGCCGGTGCTTCGATGGGAAGGGGACGGAAAGCCGATGAAGAACGCGACCCAGGTGATGCAGGATCTCCAGAATCGCATCGACCGAGAGACGCGGCATCTCGATGATGCCGACTACATCGAGGTTCTCGACAACCTCGCCGCCTACTGCGAACAGGGGGCGGAAGCCAAGCGGGAGTTCCCCTCATGAACGGCGAAGTCATCTTCTATCGAGACACCGAAGGCAAGTTCCGCTGGTCGCTCAAGGCGAGCAACGGACGGATCATCGCGGACAGCGGCCAGGGCTACACGACGAAGCGCGCCTGCAAGAAGGGATTCGAGTCCGTCCTGCAGCACACGTTCATGCCGGATCGGAAGTTCCGGTGGTGAAGACCCTCGCCGAACGATTCGGCTTCCGACCCACCCAGTTCCTGCCCAACGGGTGCGGCGCTGGGCTCACTGCGAAGCTCGTTCCCGACGAAGCCGCCGGCGCGAACTTCGACGACTGCTGTGATCTCCACGACCTCGCCTATCACGTAGGCGAGGGCGGCTTCCTGGGCCTCTTCTACTCGAAGCCCAAGGCGGACTATGCGCTCGCGAAGTGCATGAACGATCGGCTGGAGCAACGAGCGCTGCGCGTCGCCGGTCAGCACAGCTACGGGCTGAAGCTCACGATCGCCTGCCTCGCACTGGCGCTCCTCCCGCCCATCTATTTCATCGGACTCACGCTGTTCGGCTGGACGCCGCTCACGTGGCCGTGGAAGGAACGGCCGATGCCGTCGCACGAAGATCTCGAGCGGTTGCTGGCCCACAATCTGGAAGACTGATATGTCATCGAACAAGCGACCCAAGGGAAACCCGAAGAAGCACCCGAACCAGCAGAAGGCCGAGGCCGACGTCGCTCAGGGGATGCGCCCGAACGGGCTCCTGACGCCGGCGGAGATCGTCGCCAGCTGCACCGTCCATCGCACGATCGGCGAGGACCAGACCTTCGGGCGGTGCTCCACCGCGCTTCAGCTGCTCCCGAACAACGCTGTGCTACTCCTCGTGACGGACAAGTCCGAAGAGGACGCCGACCGCGCGCACACCTTCCTGCTCGGGGAAGAGGTGACGGGCTTCTCGGTCGAGCACAGCATGATCGAGACGGCCGATGCACCGAGTATCGTTACCTGACTACTGGGAGGCGCTGGAGAACCACAACTGGTTCTACGCCTGGGCCGACTCCGTCGAGGAGTACAACGAGCTGCTGAAGAAGAACACGCAGCTCGCTCACATGGCCCGCCTCTCATTCGACCACGCTCAGCTCTACTGCGCCTACGTTCGGTGCATGTACGACCAGCTGACGCTGGACGAGGAACGTAACGTCGAACAGGCGGAGATCCCTCCGCACAGGAAGCCAACCGCAGCATGAGCGCGAACGATATTCAGGTCGGCGGCGACCACTACAAGGCCAGCGACAGCGATCAGCCCTGGGACTTCATCGAGAAGCACGGGCTTGGGTTCATCGAGGGCAACATCGTCAAGTACACCACCCGATGGCGCAAGAAGAACGGCGAACAGGATCTCCGAAAGGTGCTGCACTACGTCGTCAAGCTCGAAGAGCTGCACCACGAAACGGGGCGAGAGCCCCGATCGAACGGGGCGGGGCCGTTGGCGATCGAACGGTTTCTCGACGCGAACGGAGTCGAGGACTTCCGCGAGCGCATCCTGATTTCGATCTTCGCCGGACGGTGGACCAAGGACTCCTTCGCGCACGCGAAGATCCTCGTGAAGTCGCTGCTCCAGCATCAGCCGGTGATGGACCACAGTGGCGAAGCCGCGCAGTCGTAAGCACAAGGATCAGACGAAGGCGGTTGATACCCAGCTGCCGATGTTCGTTCCGCACTCCGACTGGAAGCCGCCCTCCCTGGGCGATCTGCCGGAGTGGCCGACGAACTCGTCCGCGCGCGTCTCGATCGATGTCGAGACTCGAGATCCCGACATCAAGAAGCTGGGCTGCGGCGCCCGCCGCGACGACTCCTACGTGGTCGGCTACAGCTTCCGCATCGAAGGCGGTCCCGGCGCATACGTGCCCGTGCGCCACCAGGGCGGCGACAACGTCGAGAACCCGGACGCGGCCTGGGCCTACCTCGAAGCCCAGGCGCGTGCGTTCAAGGGCATCCTCGTCGGTGCCAACCTGGGCTACGACTGCGATCATCTCGCCGAAGAGGGCGTGGACTTCATGGAAGGCCCGTGCCGCTGGCGGGACGTGCAGGTGGCCGACCCCCTGATCAACGAGCTGCACGACTTCTACTCGCTGCAGGCCATCGCGGAGCGCTACGGGCGGAAGGGCAAGGACGAGACCCTGCTCCGGGAAGCCGCGGAGCACTTCAATGTGAGCCCCAAGGGGGGCCTCTGGAAGCTCCCCGCGCGCTTCGTCGGCCCGTACGGGCTCGGCGACGTAGACGAGCCCCTGGCCATTCTACGGCTGCAGGAGAAGCGCATCGACGAGATGGGCCTCTGGGACATCTTCAATCTGGAGTGCGACGTGCAGCCCATCCTCGTCACGCTCCGCCGGCGTGGCGTGCGAATCGATCAGGACCGGCTGGCGCAGGTCGAGCAGTGGTCCCGAGGGGAAGAACAAGCCGCGCTGGACGAGATTCACCGGCTGACTGGGGTGCGGATCGGGCTCGGCAAGGGGATCTACGCTGCGAGCGCCGTGGCGCCCGCTCTGGAGGCGATCGGCGTCAAGCTGCGGAAGACCTCCAGGGGCCAGCCGGAGGTCAAACAGGAGACCCTAGCGCGCATCGACCACCCGGTCGCGGAGCGCATCGTCTGGGCTCGGAAGGTGAACAAGCTCCGCACGACCTTCGCTTCGTCGATCCGCGAGCACATGGTCAACGGGCGCATCCACACGACGTTCAACCAGCTGCGGAAGAACGACGATGACGACGGGGACGACGACGGCTCGGGCGTTCGGTACGGGCGTCTCTCGAGCGAGAAGCCCAACCTTCAGCAGCAGCCCGCGCGCGACGAGTTCGCCCAGATGTGGCGATCGATCTACCTGCCGGAAGAGGGCGCTGTCTGGGGTGCGCTCGACTACAGCCAGCAGGAGCCGCGGATGATGATGCACTACGCGGAGCTGGCGGACTTGAGCCCGCGCGCGAACGCTGCCGCCTACACCGCCGCGGAGCAGTACCGCAACGATCCGACGACCGACAACCACGACATGGTCGCGAAGCTCGCCGGGATCAAGCGGAAGCCGGCCAAGGAGATCTTTCTGGGCACGATCTATGGCATGGGTGGCGCGAAGATGTGCCGCAAGCTCAGCCTGCCGACGCGCCTCGCGGTCTTCGGCGAGAAGTACGATGACACTCGCTATTTCGAGCTGAAGGACCGTGCCGAAGCCCAGGCGTTCGCCAGCGAGAACGGTGGCCGGATGTTCGAGGTCGCCGGCGAAGAGGGTCAGGCGATCATCAACAAGTTCAACGAGAAGCTACCGTTCGTGCGTGAGCTGGCGAAGCTCTGCAAGGACACAGCCCTCAAGCGCGGCTACGTGATCACCATCCTGGGCCGCCACTGCCACTTCCCGGTCGGCGCCGACGGCAAGTACGACTGGGTCCACAAGTCTCTGAACCGCGTGATCCAGGGCAGTGCTGCCGACCAGACGAAGAAAGCTCTGGTTATGTGCCACCGCGACTCCCACTATCTCCAGCTTCAGGTTCACGACGAGCTGGACGGCAGTTTCCAGGGAGAGGGCGACGCCCGTGCGGCCGGCGAAATCATGAAGAACTGTGTGCCGATGCGGGTTCCGTCGAAGGTCGATGTGGAACTGGGGTGCAGCTGGGGCGACTCGATGAGTGGTCAGCGGGCATTCACTGTATGACGCCGGATCGAGACGCAGCGTCGATTGCCTATCGCTTCATCGTGTGGGGCAGAGTTTGTCCCTTTGGTGGAATCCGAATCGGCGAATCTGTTGGATGCTGCCGCTTCGGGTTTCCAGGCTGCGCGTGCATGGACTGGCTGATGGATTTCGACGAACGAGGCTGGGTCGATCTGTTCAGCGGATACGAGCCGGAGCCCATCCCCGATGGCACATTCGAGGACTTCAATGAATGAACACCTTGATGCAGAGACCATTCTTCGTCAGTGGGAAGCCAAGCTGTCCTGGCCGGACTATCTCCGCTACCGCCTGAACACCTGGGTCCTGATCCCCCTGAAGCGCAAGGTGCTTTGCCCACTGCTGGGCGGACATCGGTTTCGCAAGTACGGGAATTTCGAGAACAACCTCGCGCTCTGCGAGCGGTGCTGGAAACTTCATGAGTGAGTACAACTTCCGACAGCAAGTCGTTAAGGAGCTGACCAAGGCCGGACTGGACGCGTTCTCCGTCGAGAACCCCAGCCGTCCGGGTACGCCCGACGTGAACTACATTCCGGGGTGGATCGAGCTGAAGTGGCTTCCGAAGTGGCCCAAGCAGGCGGACACCATCGTGAAGATCGACCACTTCACGCCCCAGCAGCGCAACTTCCTTCGCCGACGCTGGAACCGAGGCGGGCCGGCTCACCTTCTGCTCCGCGTGGGCTCGCGCGGTTCGATCGAAAATCTACTCTTCGAGGGGCCGGATGCCTCTGATTTCGTCGGTCTGGTAGACCGTGAGAAGCTCGAAGCCCTGGCCGTCTGGCACACGTTCGGTAAGATCAAGGGCGCAGAATTGGCAGAAGCGCTGGCGAGATGACGGATACTGAAGCTGCTCTGGATTTCCTCCAGCAGTGGGAGCCCAACGGACCCTGGGTGCTCACTGCCATCGGGGTCGATCGCAAGTCGATCGACACGGTCACGTTCGACGCGGAGTCGATCGCGGACGCCGAGATGTGGATCGACGAGAACAACGGCGACCGCAACGTCTACTTCCACGTCAATCCGACCATCAAGCCGATGGAGAAGAAGGCACTCCGCGAGGACATCAAGGAGATGCGCTGGCTTCACGTGGATGTCGATCCGCGGGCCGGCGAAGATCTCGAGCTGGAACGCGAGCGCGCCTACAACGCCCTGATGAACCCGCCGGCCGGGGTCCCGAAGCCCACGGTGATCATCTTCTCCGGCGGCGGCTACCAGGGGTTCTGGCGCCTCGAAACGCCTGTCCCGATCGATGGTGACATCGGTCTGGCCGAAGATGCGAAGCGTTGGAATCTTCAGCTGGAGCTGCTCTTCGGCGGCGACAACTGTCATAACGTCGATCGCATTATGCGGCTGCCGGGGACCGTCAACATCCCCGACGCGAAGAAGAAGGCCAAGGGTCGCACGGAAGTGCTCGCCAAGGTCGAGGTCTTCGACCACTCGCGCATCTATCCGATCACCGATTTCACACCGGCCGCTCCTACGCAGTCGATCGACTCTTTCGGCGGCACCACGCAAACGGTCGAAGTCAGCGGCAACATCCCGCGCATCGCCGACATGAGCGAGCTGGATGAGTGGGACGTGCCGGAGCGCGTCAAGGTCATCATCGTTCAGGGGCGTCACCCCGATGAGCCGCCCAAGGAAGACGACTCGCGATCGAGCTGGCTCTTCGACTGCGTCTGCAACCTCGTGCGCTGCGACGTGCCGGACGAGGTGATCTACTCGCTGATCACCGACCCGGACTTCGGCA